AGAAACATGCTCCTGCCGGGATCAGTAGATCCGTCAGCAATGGTCGTTGTGTGGGTATCGGCGTTTGTCGTTATGGCTTCTGTGCCGAAGGAAAAGGCCTCAGAAATTAACTCTAAATTTTGATTTGTGGTCGTGCCCCAAGTGCCGGAGCCTTCCCCGGTAGCCAGCTCGGTGAGCCTAAGATCGTTGACGAAAGTTGCCATAAGTTATCCTCGCGTTACGCTACTGAGCGCCCTGCATCAATCTCGGTGTAGTTGGGCGTTTGGCTTGTGCTGACCGCCGAGTAGCTCGGTGTCTGGCCGTCGTTGATTTCATTGTAGGACGGGGTTTGGTCGGTGTCTATCTCGCCCCATACCAGAATGGGGCCAACAGCGAAAGTAGAAGACACCCCGATAGGCGTGATATTTGCCTTCGCAACAACCGTGACCGAGCCGACTGCCGTGGTAAGGGCGAAGCTTGGTAGGTTGATGACCTCGTTCTCATGAACGGTCACCGAGCCTAGTGCAGAGGTCACTGCAAATGTTGGCAGCGTCTGGATCGCCTTGGCAACAACGGACGGTGCGCCAAGGCCAGAGGTCACGGCAAAGCTTGGAGCGGTGACGTTGGCTTTTGCAATAACCGTCACAGATCCAAGACCAGAGGTCACCGCCAAAGTGGGCGCGGTAACATTGTTGGCGCAAACCAGCGACACTGCGCCGACGCCTGAAGTCATGGCTCCAGCCGAGGTCAGCTCAACAGGTAGGACTGAGTTCCACGCGCCTTCGCCCCATGTGCCACGGCCCCAGCCGTTAATGTTTGCCATCAGTCATCCAGCATGTACTTGGCCGCTTCGAGCCGCGATAGACAATCCGTAAGGATTTCGCGCACAGGCACGGTCATGAAGTCTTGCTCCAGCATGGCCTGAATCTTAGCGATAGCGTACTCAACGTCTTCCAACGCGCCCATAAAAGTCTCCTGAGATCAACCGCGATAATACACAAAACTAGACGGGAACACCCTGAAACTTACGGCCCAAGATCCGCTGCACCTTGGAGTGCGTGAGCGGTGGGATGTCGTGCAAGCTGTTGACTTGCTTGGCAATCTTGCGAGGGCCAAGACCACGCTTGTTGAGCCGATAGATCGACCTAAGCACCGCCTGCTCCTCTGGCACCTCTTCGAGATACTTGCGCGTCTTGCTACCCGTCTTCACCTCAACATGACGAAAGCCGTAGGGCGCAGATCCGCCAATGGCGTAGCCGCGAGAGGCCCAGTCAAGTTTGCCTGCGGCAAAGCGATCCTTGATGGTCGCGTGTTCGATCTCAGCAACCGCTGACAAAACCATCAGCATGATCTGGTTTGCCATCGAGTTCATGTCGAACTTGGCATCCAAGCCCTTAGACTTGGCGGCATCTGGGTAGACAATCGGCATCTCGCCAAACTGCTCGCAAAAGTACAGCGTTATGCCGATGTCTTGCAGCACTGGAATCAGGCCCAACAAGTCAGAGCTGGATCGGCTTAATCGGTCAAGCCGAGTGCAGATCACCACGTCATGGCGGTCAATCACGTCAGTCATATCGCGGCTGGCGGGTCGATCCAGCACCGCATGGGTGCCAGAGATACCTTCGTCTGCAAAGAACTCAGTCACATCACGGTTGTACTTCTCGCGCACAAACTCACTGATCTGCTGCTTCTGCGTCTCCAGTGAGATGCCAGACTTGACCTGCTCGTCTGTGGATACGCGGACGTAGCCGTAGATGTTGTTGATTTGCTTGAGTGGGTTGCCGCTCATTTCACACCGCCTTTATAGCCATAGTCGGCCATCTCCTGATGCAGTCGCTGCCAGTTTATGTCCAGCGGCATGTTGTCGGCACTGCGGTCAGCGAACATCACCTGACCGTCTTTGACCAGCTCCACGCCATACACTGCCTTGGGCATCCCATCGTACACGATGTCGATGTTGTGCTTCAGGCAAGTGCGGCGCACTCGGTTGTAAAAAACTTTCTTTGCTTGGGCGCTCACGCTGCGCCCTCCTGCAAAAACTCTGCGTACAGCTTCTTGCCGTCTTCGGTGTCAGCAAGCTTGCGAGCCATGTTCGCCACATACTCGCCAAGCTCGTTGATCTGCAACGCCTTGTCAGCAAACGCAGAGAGCGTCTCTTCGGTCACTGACGCACCCTTGCGGAACAAGGCTGGCAGCATCATGGATTCCGCTGCGGTCAAGACATGCAGGCGAGAAAACTTGTGGCAGTCGGCGTGTAGCAATTGTTCTTCAACGGTCATTTCTCTGTCGGTCATCACGTTTCTCCTGTAAGTGAAATTGCATAATAAGGCCATCCGTGTCGATGTGCAACACTTTATTTTAATAAATTCTTTTGTATAGGTGTTTGCATATGGGCACGGCATGTGGTAAGCTGTTGGAAACCAACAACGGAGAACGTGATGAAATCCGAAATCAAAAACGCGACAGTTCGCAAGGTACGCAACCGAGGCTTTAAGCCCGTTAGCTATCACCATGACACTGGTGTTCATAATGGCTGGGTCTACAAGGTCGGCACCAAGTGGACTCACGCTAGGTTCCCTAGTCTGGGCAATGTGCGTATCAGCCAAGCTGACATGCGTTTTGTGAGGGAGCTGTAATGACTATCAAATCAAAGCGCGGCCCCAACGTAACACCCGACGAGCACAAGCTCGTTGTTAAGTTTGCCAAGCAGTGCCTGAAAGAAATCTGCAAGAAGCAATACGAAATTCAAATCGGAGTCACATACCCAAGGGTTCAACCTCTGACTTACGCAGACGCCCTCAAGCGATTGCAGGTCGAAACCAAGTATCGCAACCAACGCAGTTACGGTGGTGCCAAAGGCATTTCTATCGATGTGCGGCACTTGCGAGGAAGCCTTACCTCTTTTCATGAATACAAGTCGTTTGCGAATGATCCTGTGATCGGCAGCATCACCAATTGCGCGGACTCTGAGCTGTTGCTCAAGTGCTTGGTCGCGCACGAAGTGGCGCACCACATTCAGAGACGGTACGGCCCGTTCACTCGTTACCTAAAAAAGACCTGTGACAAGCCGCACGGCGATGCGTTCAAGACGATCTACCGTGAGCTGCGGCGCACGTTAGTCAACCCTTACATCGAACCAGTTCAGGAGGTGGCGTGATGACTAAGTTGAAAACACAATACGTTCAGCTAACCAACGAAGAGATCGAGATGCTGTCTACGCTCATGCGTAGCAGCTCTGACGATCCTCGCGTCAACGGGCTGATCGGCACCTGCTTCTGGTACAAGTGCTACAACAAAGACGAGGAAGCCGAGATGAAGGCGCGGTGGACGAGCATCGAGAAGAAGCTCGCTGAGTTTGGGGGGAAGAGTGATGATTGATATCGATCTAGGCGATCTGCACGAAGCCACAGTCTCTGCGCTCAAGAAGCCTGAGAAGCGGTTTATGTTTTTTGAGACGATACCACAGGATGATAAGGCTCGTTTCCACGATGTGAGCGGCTACAAAAAGCTTTTGCAGAACGAGTTACAGGTTACTCGCAAGTTTCTTGTAGAGGACGGGGTTGTCGAGGAAGCTTTCTTCTCCCCAGAGATACAAAGGCTGATGTCGATTCGGCACCTCAAAGAGCCTTACGATGAGCTTGACCTGCCGCTGTTTTTGCAGCTTCAACGCGATGCTGTCCATGACGTAAAAAACCTTCGGTTGCCGTTCAAGCGGTGTTGGTTTGAGTTCAGCTCTGACAAATACAACCACCTTGTCTTCACTGACCCATCTCTCCATAAGGTGTTGGACGCGAAACGAGAGACTTTGAACGCGAAGCGGTCAGACGGTGCAATGCATCATTCGCTGAATGCTTGGCCTTTGCAAAACCCCGACAACCTAGAAGAAAAATGGCTGTATGCACCGAAGGTAATCGGTCAATACCTGCAAGATTTGCGCGAGACAAATGGCCCCGCAAGACCATTTTCTAGTGGCTTTACCATTCAGACGTTCACTGGTGGTGTGGGCGGTCTGTCAGACGTTCCACAAGACGCAGAGCTGCGGGGCGACTTGAGCGGTAAAGTAGCTCCAATACGTTCCGAGAAAATGTTTGGAATAACAGACTTGGAAAATGCGCGTCAGCAAGGTTGGTGGAAGGGCGATCCTGTATTCACTTGGGATCGAGACAAGAAGCACAGTAGGTCTGGTATGCATTTCGACATCCCAGTGCCAGAGAAGTTTGCGAACAACCTGCTGCCTGAGTACGTTGAGCTTCTGCAAGGGGTGTCGTGCGACACGATGGATTGGTTTTATGGCAAGCCGCAAAACGACATCGAGGACGGCTGGTTCCTCGGAGAATGGTTCGCACCTTTTGCCCAGCGCCTTACAATGAAGATCATAGAGATCCTCAATTACCCGTTCATCGAGACGAAGCCTGAGAGCTTGAACCAAGGCCAAGGCAGCAAAGGTAAGCGCCCGAACATCAAGCCGTTTGATTCATATTACCGCTGCAAGATCCTTTTGCCTAAGCCTGACGGTGTTGAGATTAAACAGCCGCCCTGCCGCGAGGAAGCCTACGGCAAACGGCTACACCAAGTGCGCGGTCACTGGCGAATCTACAAGGACGAATTTGGTGAGATAAAGCGTAAGACTTGGATCAGAGAGCATCGTCGTGGCGATGCAAAGCTTGGGGTGGTGTTGAAGGACTATCATCTGACAACGGAGACGAACAATGCAGACCCTGATTGAAATGCTACGCAACCACGACTGGTATTTTGAGTACAGCGACGATCACAAGGTGTGGCAGCGCGGGGTGGTGCAGCGAGCTGCGATCAATGCCGAGGCTGAGCGCCTTGGCAGGCCAGAGCTGGTCGAGCAAGCCTTCGAGGAGTACAAAGCTGGGGATCTGGCGTGGTGGCTGGCGGAGTTGGAGGAGCTTTCGTGAAAGTCATTCCGATAAAAAAAGAGGAATGTACCGAGTGGTTCTTGCAAAAGCATTACGCAAAACGAATGCCATCTTTATCTGTCGCTTTCGGCCTGTATGTTGAAGATGTGTTGTCAGGGGTTTGCAGCTTCGGCAAGCCTATGAGCCACACGCTTGTCAAAGGAGCTTTCAATGGCCTGTATGAAGACCGCTTCCTTGAGCTTAACAGGCTTGTCGTAAACGATGGATTGCCAAGCAATACGCTTTCTTTTTTTGTTTCTCGGTGTCTAAAGCAACTCGCCAAGCCGCATGTGATTGTAAGCTACGCAGACACTTCGCAAAACCATAGCGGTTACATCTATCAAGCCACCAACTGGCTGTATACGGGCCTAAGCAGCAAGTTTAGCGACTATGCCGTAGAGGGTCTTGAGCATCTTCACCATGCGTCAATTGGCGACAGCGTTGGTCGTTACGACAAAACCAAAGGGATCGATAAACACACCTTGCTCAGACAAAAGTATGGAGACAGGCTGTATCTCAAAGAAAGGCCAAGGAAACACAGGTACTTTTATCTTCTGGGCACAAAAAAAGAAAAGAAAGTGATGATGAAAAACTTATCTTACGAAATTCTCCCCTACCCAAAGGGCGAGAACAAAAGATACGACTCTTCGCACAACCCGTCCGTTCAACAACTTCTTTTCAGTTAAGGCTATGGATAAGTATTTCCAAACACTCGATATGGCCGCATTCCGCATGATGCTAGAAGCCGATAGCGACAAAGCCATGAAGCTATACCGCCATGTGCTCAACTCGCAGCATGACGCAGGGCCAGAAGCCGACTACATTATCCGCCTGTGGAAAAAAGAGCGGGGGATCAATGCGAAAGATCACGATGATAGCTGAAGTGAGCGTGAAGACGCTGGTAGACCTAGATCTTCTTGAAGACCTGATCGAAGACGTGATCCTCGAAGCCCTTCACCAAGACGAAGAAGTCGAGGTAAAGGTGACTGCGGAGTTTGTCAGAGTGCCTAAATAGGCTGTACGGCTTCGATGAACGGTCTAGCCGCCTCTTGTCGAACCCGCTCCATTTCAGCCGTATCCCGTGGGTCTAAGCCGATAATGCCCAGAGCACCCTCAGTCACAGCTTCCGCTGCGGGGACTAAGCCCTCTTGGAACAAGAACTGAACAGGATCACGGCTAACGCCAAGAGGCATACCTGATCGTGTGCGACCCATCTCGCCTTCACTCATCAAATACTCGCCTAGAGCGCCCAAACCGCCTTTTACAGCCTCTTTGTAACGCTTTCCTGTCGGTGATGAGGTCTCGAAATCAACCATCGCAGCGGCCCTTTTGCGAGCTGCCTCAGCCTCTTCTGGCGTAGCACCCATCTCAAACGCAGCTTCAGCGCCGCTCATTCCCATGAACGGCTCGATAACCATGTCAGATAAGCCCTCGTAAGCTACTTCACCTGCGCCCTTAAGCGCGTCGAGTATGCCTGCCCTTTCGCTGGGCGTGGCGTCAGGAAATGTGCGCTCAAGCTCGCGTACCTTGCGCTCTTGCTCCTCTGCTTGCTCTGGAGACAAGCCCTGTAAACCAGCGATACCTTGCGGCAGCACCAACGGCAGTGGGGCGAAGCCGAACATGGTGTTGGGGTCTTTCATCCTCTCGAAGATGCTATCGCCGTCCCGCGTTAGGTTGTCTAGGTGGTAAATCTGGGATTCGTAACCATCCACCTCCATTGTTTCTGGTCGGTTGGACGGGATAATGGGCGCTTTGCCGAAAACCTTATCGATGGCCCTTGGTATGTTTTCATCGTATTGAACCCGCAAGCCTTCATCGCCCCAGCGATCAATGTGCGCGTCTGCTGGCGCAAAGCTCACGCCGTCATAACCTTCTTCAGCGGCTTTTTTGAAAATGTATTTGATAGCCAGCTTGTTCCAAGACTGGGTATCTAATACGAATGGCCCAGCGTCTGCTTTGCCTCTTTGCATTTGTTCAGCTTTGAACTTAGCGCCCTCTGGATCAGCCTTGTCCAATGCAGATTGCAGCTTCGAGTAAAGCATCGGGTCAACGCCTATCCCCGCCAAATAATCGCGCTGCTCTTTCTTCGCCTGTGTGAGAGATGCCTCGAACTTCGGGTTGGTACCATCAAACTGAACCCCTGACATATCATAATAAGCGTCTTTAGGCAGCTCACCACGCTTCCTCGCCTCGGACAAAATCATCTGATCAACGCGACCCGGTTTTTCTTCCAGCGTTTGCTCGACTTCAGACCGAATGTTTCGCCTAATGAGGTCTAGTTCCATCTGGGGGAGGTTTACCGGGTGCCTCCGCTGAATGATGAAATTAGTAAGCGCCTCTAACTTTTGCTCTTGCGTAAACCCGTCGAGATATTCCTGATCGAGTATGTTGCTTGCCGCCTGTCTTGCCCTTTGTTCAGCGCCTTGCAGCGCAGTTTTGATATTCCCAGCAGCGCCCAAGGAGTTGCCGCGTAGAAACTCTTGTACTTCAGCAGGGTCAAGATCGGAATCTCCTAAATTTATTTGAGTTAGTCGCGCATACTTTGCGGCTTCTATAAGCTCCGTCAACGTCGCCGCGAAACCTAACCCATCATCTGGTCTGTTACGAACATTGTCGTTCAGGGTCAATTCGTCCAGAAGTGGGCCTGTCTCATCTAACAATTGCCTAGCGGCCTCTCGCGCCTGTTTCTCAACCTCTGGGCTTCTGAAGCCCTGCTTACGACCTTGCTGCGCCCAGTCAGACTGTACCTCTTCCACATACAAAATCTTTTCGCCCATCGGCCCTTTACGGTCTTTGGTGCGAATGTGGAAGACGTTGTTGATGTCATCAGGGAAGTGAACACCCTCGCGGAACCTTTCCTTGCCCTTGCTGGGCAAAGAAAGCCGCGCTTCTTGATAGTTCTCGCCACCGTCTAGGGTGTACTCGCCCCATCGTGTCTCGCCCTTAGCAAGTCCCTCTATGTCGCCGTATTCCTCTGCGATACCCCGAAGCTGC